CATATATATAATCACCCACGCTAATGATACTGCCTACAGAGTTTGCGAAGGTTATTGTAGTGGCTGCAGCAACACCACCCACAGCGATGCAAGAAGCAATTCCATTTACACTTCGAGACTTAAAGTTTTTAGTTCCCTCATTCTCTCTTAAAAAGGTAAACCACTCTCCTTCCTTTTGAACAAAAAAAGTAGACAGCATTGATCCGGTGCCCAGGTCAGTAAACAGGCTTGTACATCCCCATCTATCATCACTTTCGTAAGACATTGTTTTAAATAGCTTGATCGTCTTAGGCTCAATGTTTATTACACCGGTAATGGTTGAATTAAATTGAACACCATAATAGTTGTTTCGGGTTTCATTCGTGTTGTGCCGGTATAGCTTGCCCTGGTTCCAGCTGTAGAAAAAACCATTCATCCCTATCATAAAGTCAGGAAGGAAAGAATAGAACGAAGGCCATCCTTGAACCCCCTCATCATATGATACTGTTATTGCGTCTGCCATAGTTTATTTTTAACAAGTTCCTGTACAAGTGGTTACTGCTGTTACAATCCCATCAGCGCTTACCGTAACACATTTAGAACCACCAGCAAAAACAGGGAATGTCCCCGCCGGATGCTGAGTAACGCCGTTTATATCTAAAAAAGCCCAATCATTTACGGATATGCTTGTTGACACCCCCGTGGCATTTCCTACGTGAGCAGTATACATAAATGTGTTGTACACGCCACATCCGCCTCCAGCAGGCCCAGCAGCAAATCTGTTCAGCTCAATAGGGCAGTTGACCGTAATACCGGGCTTGCCACTACAAGGAGACTCAATAACAAATGTTGCTGTGCTCGGTGTTGCATTGGGTTTTGGTATAACCATTACACAAAAACCAGGGTCAGCAGCGGTAAGGCTTGTGCCTCCTGCGGCGTTATTGGTATACGGTCCTAATGTTGCGGAGACTGGTTCAGACTCAAAAGTATTAGTAGAGGTCTGCCAGTTGTACTCGGTTACACTGTAAGTAGCAGCATTACTACCCGTAGCATTGTCTATAGGAGAAGTGCACGCTGCCCCTGCCGCTATAGTTCCCACAACACCCTGTAAATAACCTTCAGTTGAGGATGAATATTCAGATGCCGATACACCGCCATAGGTCCAGGTGCATTTAGCCGGACCGGCGCCAGGGTCGAAGCGAACCAAAACAGCGCCAGTAGAAGTTCCAATATCATAAGTAAAGTTATACTTACCTTGACCAAAGACTATACCCGGTATTTGATTACCACAGCTTACTGTGCAAGTATCACAAATTGTTTGCTGTAGTAGCACTCCACCAACCTTTTGTCTGTAGTATCCTGCCGTGCCATAAAATCCGTCAGGCGCAGGATTAGTTAGCGCGGCGTCCAGCCACACGTTAGTGGCTGAAGCAAAGGTTAGTCCATCATAATAAAAAGACGTTGGTAATGGCATAATTTAATTATTTAACAAGTTCCTGAATTTATTACTATTCCAAGTGCCCCTATCTCAACCCAGTTTTTTGGATTGGCCGTAGCAGGAGCTGTAGGATCTACCACATAAAATCCGGCAGTTGGATAGACATCCACACTGCAGTTAGTATTTGCATACACGGTATCTCCTAACACCGGTATAGAGCTGTTGCTTGTAAAAGCATATTGCTGAGATCCAAATGTGTCTGTATTTACAGCGCAAGCTTGATTTTGAGTAAACTGCACAGGGCTGAAAAACGCCGTGTTACATTCTTCTGTACAATCACAACAAACCTCATGGGCGCTGACAGCACTGTAGCAAAGCTTGTTGTATACAATATCACGTAGATCCCAAACCAAATATAAGTACTGATTACCTATAGGAATATTGAATGCAGTAGCCGTAGCCTCAAATATGTTTGTAGATGGATTTACTATTGGCGTTACATCAGTCGCAGTTGCCAATAAAGAGGTGATGTCTGCTGCAGTATTTTGATACAACACATTGCTTGATAAAATCTTAAACTTGTTTGTACCCAAGTTAAAATTAAAATTATCCAAGCCTATCTTGTTTGTTCGCAATGTTATATCTACTCCGCTATAAGGGAAACCACCAACAGATCGGATTCCTGTTTGAGACGAATAGAAAGCACTAAAGGTGTTGCTCAAAGCAACAGCGTTTTGCAATACAGGGCTGAATGTCAGCCCGTCATTCCATTCGTACTCTATATGTATATCCTGACCATTAGTGTTATTTGTGTTAGCCACCACCTGTACTACGGTAAGCTCCTGCTCTGGAGGACAGTTTACAGATAGGCTATATGTAGCTCCTTTTATTAAAGGTGTAACAGTAACGGTAGCGGTCTCAGGGCTTGCAGCTAATTTGTTAAAACTAAATGATCCTATATTGTTAACCGGTCCTGAAGTAAATGTAGTACCATTCCAAACCACATCTATCCTAATTGGGCCAGCGGATATCGCATAGCTGATATTCACCTGCCCTATAACATTTCCAAGTGTCGCGGTATAAGTAAATGCAGTCGTACTGTTTTGTTGCTCAATAAGCTGTCCACACGGTATCTCGACAGGATCCAGTGGCACCTTAATCTTGTTGCTACTTAGGACATACTCATCCATATACGGATCGTATCCTCCAAGCTTCTGAGTGGTTAGCTGATCATTAAATTGACTTCTGAAATAAGAGCGCATCCCCTGATCGGAAATCACGTTCAAAGCATCGCTTCCCTGATCAGCACCCTTAAGATGTAGAACTGCCCCTCTCTTAGTATCAGTAAAAAACATTGATGACCCCCAGAAAACAAAGCTCTCGGGGTTAAAACTAATACCGTAATCTTCGGTTCGAGCAATCTGTTTGCCCAGTACCTCAGGCACAGATATAATAGCTCCACCGCCAGTAGAGTCAGATATTACATTCTTGTTTGACAACACATAGGATATCTTATCCTCTTGGAGAACAAGGATATCTGTCTGTCGAGCATATAGCTTCATTATAGGACCGAACCTCACCTCAAGGTCTTTGAAGTTGGCCAGACCCAAGTTGAACTCGTTGAGGTTGTTTACATTGGTAGAGTCGCTATATACACCACTATATGTCATCCCAGCAAAACGATGTGCCTGCTTAAAGTCCTGATTGGATACGGCCAACACTCGGTTGCCAAGATTAAAACTCTTGCCGTCTATCCTGTCTTGTATTCTAAAGCTTTCGCATCCATTGCCAAACGTATAGCAGTTGGCGAAATCCAAAACTGTGGTAAGTGGGTTGGTCGGTGTCTGGTCAATGCTGCCCGATGCAGGAACCTCAGAGTTTGATCCAGGAACAAAGTCTCTTTTTGCTCTGTGGTAATTCAAACCAGTGCCCGGATCGGTGTATATGTCTAATAGATTAGACGCATCAAAGAACAGATTGGGATCAGCTTCAAGTGGCTCAGTCTCAAATAAGAATAAACCATCGGCTCTTGTAATATCAACTTCCAGCCTAACTTTTGGCCTACCACCACCTCCACCAAAAAACCCTGGTATCGATCCATTGTTACATAAAAACTGAGTTTTATTAGGAGCAACACCCTCTTCTCTTACCGCTATTTTAATATCAAAACACGTTGAGGGGAGTGTGGGTTGAGATGGTGTATACAGAGTAGGATCAAAATGTATCTGAAGATTCTTGTTAAACTCAGCATTTGCAGCAATCATTGACCCCTGTAGATCATCTCCTATAGCCCAATCATAAAAATTAAGATAGTTTATACTTGCCGTATATGTTTTATCAAATATTAATTCAAAATTATTATCACCTCCTCCATTGTTGTGAACCCTTATGCGAACACGAGAACCTGCCGGTATGGTGGCCGCTTTAGGTGTTCCCGCACCTCCTCCATCGGGATCATTTAATGAAACATTATTTATCTGCGTGTCACCACATCCGCTTGTCCTTTTACCCTGATTGGTCTTGCTGTCTTTAATATTTACTATTCCGTTTGTAGCGACCGACCATCCAGACGGCTTGAGTTTTATATACAGCCCAGGCAAGCTACCTGTAGTAATCTGACTACTAAAGCAAGATTGCTTATCAAGAACCTCCGCCTGCTGAAACGTAGTTACAGGTCCACTCGCATCCATTTTTACCGTAAGAAGATCGCCGACAGACACCAACGCCTGACTATCCCCTTCAAGCTTAAACCAATAGCTGCTCGGATCAGGAACAAAAGATTCAGCCACATTAGTATCTTGATTCTCTCCTTGCTGATAGAATATATAACTGAAGACGGTGTTATACGCCCCCTCACTTGGCTTACATACAAACTTGTAGTGCTTAGCCCAATGTGGCGCTACGCTCTGCAAGTTGACTTTTATTTGGTTTTTGCTTACCGAAGTAGAAGGAGGAAAGAATATTGTATTGGTATCACTAACCTGAACCGTGGAAGCCCTACCATACTCATCCATATATACAATGCCCACCTCATAATCTCTATTGCTATGCAAGCTTAGCGTGTTCGATGTGGTAAGGAAAGATGCATAGGTTGCAGCTGCGTTAAACGTATAGTAATTGTACTGAATGCTTTTATCTCCACCAGACGGGTTCTCATAGTAGTATTGCACAGCAGGTAGCTGAACCTTAAAACCATTTGTGGTAGCTGTTATCTTGACCGGTTGCTGCTGACATATTGAAATAGTCGGCGGAAAAGTACCGATAGGGTTGGGACACGTACCATCAATTGCTGAGTTAACAAACTTCATGCTGTTTATGTCTTGGTCAACAGCTGCGTTAAATTTATCTGTTAAAGTACCACCCTGGTCTGTAGTGTTGGTAGGTATTATAGGCTGCATGTTAGCTATAGTACCAAAAGCCTCCTGAAACTCAAGCGAAGATGTAAGTGCGTTTACAGATGAATAGTCTGTAGGACACGTAAAGTTCAGTGTTAAGAAGAATGGAGATGGAGCCAAGTATGGAGGAGTCTGTATTTGAGGGCCTCCATTGTTATTCTGGAAAGAGTTGTTAACCGAGAACCTGAAACTAAGTTGACTCCCTATGGGTATCGTAGGATTGGTAGCGGTCAAAGCGCTAAGATCAAACTCTATCTCACCGTCCGGTAGTGACACGATATTAGCAGGATTCTCGATAGACCAGTTCGCAGTTGCAGTTGTAGGTGTAGGGAAAAACTCTCCACCCACTTCAGCAGTCAACGACTCAAGGTCATATCGAATATCAATAATAGATCCGCCGTCTGTTCGTCTTATATCATATTGCTCTACATAGTTGCCATACATCAACCTGTTGCCCTGAAGCGTCTGTGCCTTGGCACGAAGAGGTACATTATCATAAAGCCTTAGAAGCTCATCATCTGGGAGCAAAGAATATATCTCGCTGTTGGCAAATCTATGAGTATAGAAACTATTATCAGACCATCCCAGGTCACTCTTGTTAAATCTTTTTATTACATATATAGCGTTTGATCCACTTTCCTTATATAGAAGCTGAACCTCTTTAACTCTTTTAGAACCAGTAGAAAAAGTAACATCAGCCGCATTAAAGCGATTGATCATGCTATCATTATTGTAGTTCTGAAAACTAAACCTAAAATCAGAAGGCTGAAACGCAGGATTAGTAAACAATGATATGGCGCTGTATCCACCATCCACGTATCTGTATCGATATGCAAATGAAATAAATCTATACTCCATGTAGTTTTCCTGCCCCGCTACATCTATCAGCTCCACGTAAGGTGTCCCCAATGGATCAGTAGTGGGTGTAGAATCTTCAAATCCAGGGATCTTAAGTATAACACTTATGTCCTCTTCTTGTAATGGATCCGTAGGGTCAGTATCTACATTGTAGTTTCGCTTTACATTTATATAGCGAGGAGGATTTTTATCATCTGTAAAGTACAGGTACTCATCTATCTTATCGACTCCTGTAATTAAAAATGCAGGATCAAAGTTTAGCACCGTCTCACTGATCACATGGTACAGTAAAGTGCTGGTGCTTGTTTCAAAAGAAAGTATTAAGTCAACCTTGCCAGATGAAGAAGAAGTGTTTGCAGGGTCATGTACGAACCAATATATAGTCTCTTTCATTCCGTCCTGAAACGCACCTATACATCGAGCAAGTGAAGACAATGGATTACCCAAGTACTCTATAGTTGGCGTAAGAAGAGTGTTCCCCTTTGAGTTCTCTACCGCACCTATCTCAGTGGTTTCAGTAGAGCCAAGGCGCACGTTTAGTGCATCTACATATTCTCCAAGTGGAACAAGCCGCTCATCAACAGATTTGTTCATGCGGCCCTTAATAAAATTAGTTTGTACTATCATATTACTTTATCCATTTGCCTTGGCCACGCAGATTCATTAGTAGTCTGCCCGGATGCATATTGCTGATTCTTATCTTCGCGTTACGTAATAAAGAGGACTTGTCTTTTTGTGCTCGTCTAACCATATATTCAGGTGCTGCCAATCGATTGTTTAAAAACGCATACTTAATAGCTGCGTAAATATAATCTTCAAAAAGCTTGTTTACGCTGACCTTGGAGTCATCCCCCTTCTCCATGCCATCAGACACATACTCCAATACCACTGACTTGCCCGACATCCCTGAGCTAAAGTTAATGACGCCGCCTCTTTTATCGATGCCAAACGTAGGGTTGGAATTTGCAGTTTCAGTGTTGAGGCCATATCGAGCGCCTACTGCATAATCAAAGTACCAGCAATCATCAATGCAATAGCCCAGGGAATTATTGTACGGGCTGTTAGCGTTCAAATAAATAGATTTTGATATTCCATCTATTCTTTCTTGTGTAAGCTGAGATTCAGCTGGTGACAAAACATTACCATCAATATCAAAAAGAATATTGTAGTCATTGTCTTGTAGGTATGCATTACTCCAGTTGGTCTGTATATTTTCCGTCAAGGGATATAAACATCCATCTTTATAGAGAGATATTCGAACCCAATTTACATAATCCGGTGGGAATACGTATCTAAGCTGATCGTTAACCTGAAGCTGAAGAATCTTGATCTCCTTCATAGCATCATAGTTAAGCTCCTGTATGGCACGCTTAGCAAAGAACACAACCTGGTATCTATTAATGTTGTTTATCAGTTCATTGTTTCCCTGGTACATTAACATAAAGTTGTTTACGATATCATCCAAAGAAACATATTGATATGATCCCCAGTTGGCGTCCAAAGGCACTACCTGCCCATTCTCGTAATATTGATAATCATTTATATATGACATATGTTAGCTTGTTTCTTGTGTGTCAATGATTTCCTCCTCTTGAGCAAACTTTACTACCTCAGCTTCTCTAATCTCAATACCAACATACTGGCATATCTTCATTATAAGCTGTGGCTGATCGGATAGCGGAAGCTCAAAGTCCTGGAAGTCAGACTGCGATGAATCAAATAATGGCTCACCACCGGTAAGAGTTAGAAAAGTCCATTTAGGATCCTTCGGGTATCTAATGTACTGTGAGTGAACATCTCCTGCGTTTAGTATTGTTGATGGGTAGACCGTAACAATATTGCCATCCAACACATAGCAAGGAAACTGCTTAGTTGGATAAGTTAAATTAGAACTTGTAAGGTTAAATATCTTTCTCTGAGTAACACGCTCCACCTCAGTGATGTTTGTATTACTATATATACGGTAGTTTTCACCTATAGTAAAAATATCTGAGCTAAGTCCCAGCGTTGAAGTACTTGACACCGATGTGACATACGCCTGCGTAAAGTCAGTTGTGTTAATTACTATTGATCCGATAGGGGGGTTGGGTGATGATGGCGGCTGATCATTAAATGGGTTTGATCCATCGATCAGCTGATTTAAAGATGTTTGTGTTGACGTTCCACTAAACAATAAGCTTGGGTAGTAGAACACCTTGTTTATAAGATAGTAGTCTGATGGCAGGTTGTATGTATTGGCGTTGTTTTGCGTTAAAAACACCTGCTGAGAAAAACTATCTATAACCTCCTCTAATCCCTTTATAATATCTGCATAACCACTGCCAGACGTCCTTTTGTTTTCGCGTGTTATCCAGTTGTTGTACTGATAGAAGTAATCCTCAAAAATATCAAGCTGCGCCTGCTTGGCGTATAGGTTGAAATCCTGAGGTGAGATGTATCCGTAATTGTTTTTGTTGGCTATGGCCAACACTGTGTTCCTTACGTCATTTATTAGCATGACTATATCTTTTCACAAAGATACACAAAAAAAAGAGGCCCCCATTTTTTGAGGACCTCTTAGTTAATGATAATACAGTAATACTGATATTACACTGAGAACTCAACCTCTACTTGAGCAATACCCGTAACTGCGTGAGGCAGTAAAGGAGTAATATCAAAAATAGGATTTGTCCATGATGTAGCACAAGCATCTCCAATTAGCTCAATCACTTTATTCAATTGAGCTTTAGTTTTAGCAGCATCACTTGCTGTAGTAGCAGTGATTTCATAGCCTAAAACTTCAGAAGCCCCTGTGGCCCTGTGGCCCACACTGTTCATGAAAATAACAACTTTAGTATTTCCACTTGGCTTTTCAACACCTAAAATCTGATTAATAGGTATAAGGTGATCCATATCATCATGTGATACTTTGATAAACTTTAACATAACAAAAAAAAATTAAAAGTTTTGTGAGAATATTCTCAGTACAAAGATAGTGATTATTTACTACCGCCCAGAAGCTTGGTAAGACCCTTGTAAACCTCTACACCATCATCGCTCTTTAAGAATGATGATACTACGTGGAAAGGATCTTCTCCGAATGGCACAGTAAGCATTTTCTTTTTGTTGCCAGGGATATTGTAGTACACATCCTTGTTCTTGTTGCGCATCGTTAGAAGTCGCTCCTCGAATAACTGTCTTACCTCGTCCTGGAACCCAAGCTCCGGATCATTGATAACCTCCATAAAGGTTTCTGGCTCTCTCTGAGCAAATACCAATATGTCTCTCTTGAGCTCAGCCGTAGACATCTTAGTTGCAGTGGGTCCAATAAGGATTCGAGAGACAGCGATAAGCCTGTCCATTGAAAGCTCTTTAGCTGCGATCTGTGCGTTAAGCCTTGACTCCATTTCAGAGTATTCGGTCGAAGCATCTCTTTCCTTATTTACCTCTTCAAATACATAGTCTCTTGAAGGATGATAGTAAAGAAACTCCTGAAGAACCTGATTGGTTTTAGAAACATGCAACATGCCGTCTTCAAATATAATCGGCTCAAGAATAGCATTGCCATCCTGCTCATCCACAAAGGGAGATTTTTGGTTGCGAGCGTAGCGTAGTTGTTTGTTTTCACCCGTCTCTTCATCAAAGTGTAATAAAGGAGATCTACGGGTGTGATGAGAAGCGAGCATATATGTTAAAGGCGCTGCATCTTTTTTTAGTCTGTACACTTTGTCAGTGTATACTTTTTTTGTTTTCATTAGATTAAAATTAAAATTTTTAAAAAAAGGGGAGGGTTGCCCCTCCCCGTAATTAATGGTTACGCATTCTGGAATAAGAAGAAGTTGTTTGCACCTAAAGTACATACAGATCTCTCAGTCAAGAAGTGAACCTCCATCGCGTCTAAAGAAGAAGTTCTTGCTCCACCACCGGAACCGGTGATCCAAGTTTTGTATCTTCTATCTTCAGTTTCAGAAGCGCGATATCTTACGTGTAAGAATGGACGCTTGGCGTTCTTACCTAAGATTTGATCGTATACAGTTGTAGAACCTGCAGGGACTAAAAGTCCGTTGATAGCTCCACCTGTAAGACCACCTCTCATAGTAGGATCGTTCAAGTATTTCCAATCAGTTTTGTAAAAGTCATAACCTCTACGGAATCCTGAGAATCCAAGGTTTAATGCCATCTCTTCATCATTGTCGAATAGACCATAAGAAGTACCACCAACTCCGTAAGAGTTTTGAGCGGCCAACATATCGTCCATGTCGAATCCAAATTGACGATTCAAGAAGATAACGTTTTCTTCGATCGCACCTTGCTTGTCAAGTCTTTGAATGATTGCATCAAAGTCTGCCAAAGAAGTTGGGTTACCACCACCGTAAACATTACCTCGCTGACCGACAACATAGAATACTCCTTCAGTACCACCCTGTCCGTCAGTACCAGCAGCATTACCAAAGAAAATTGCAGCACCAGACGCATTCTCAGCAGGTACAGCCTCTACAAGAGCAGTCTCCATATAATCTTCAAAGCGTAAACGAGTATCGTGCTCAGACTTTAGGTACCATAGGTAGCCGTTAGCTCCGTCCTCAGATGTGATTTCAATCCATCCGATTTGAGCCATGTCAGATCCAGATACAGAGTACTTGTCCTTGATGATAATAGGCTTGTTGTCAAAGATGAAGTCATCAGACTCTAAAGAGTTAGCCATGCCTTCAGTCCCTTTCTTAAATTCAGATCCGTAAATCCAAACAGTACAAGCAACTGCAGCAGCTACAGCTTGACCAGCAGCCTCATAGTAAGAAACAGTGAATGTTCCTAACGCATAGTCTACTGCTGTTACAACAGCTTTGTTGCTTAAGTTTGATCCAGCTGTATTGTCAGAGATCATTACAGTTTGACCTACACGGATAGCGATTCCACCTTGTCCCGCAGTAGTAGTACCACCTGGGATAGCTGGAGTTAAGTTATCATTAACCGTCCATACCGCGCCAGCATCTGTTCCAGCTGCTGCTGCAGACGTACAGTTAACATACTTAATGTGTAGTCTACCTTGCTCTGCCCATTTAATCATGTCAGAGTTAGTAGGCATTTCGGCGCCCACCATTCGTAGGAATGATGAGATTGATCTATTACCATATCTCTCAAACTCTTTTTCATAAGTATCGGGTAGATACTGATTCAAAAAGTCGAAATTGGTAATGTAGTTTGATTCCAGAGTTACCCGTTCTGCCGAAGGTATTAGGTTAAACCCTGGAGTTGCATTTACTGCCATAGTTTCTAATTTTTAATTTTTACAATCGTTTTGCACTCTTAATGCGAAGTCCTCTTCCACTGCTCGTGTCACCCACAGGACGAATAGTTAATCCGTTTTTGTTTAGCGACTGAGGTGCCTTGCGAACCATATCAATGTTTTTAGATTTCTTAGTAACATTATCAATGGCCTCCGCCTTGCCTTGCTCATAAAAAAACTGCGCGAACTTTTCGGGGTTCATTGCAATAGATATTGCTCTATGATACCCGGCTGCATCCTTCATCATCCCAGTCTCTGAATCCATAAATCCATTAATGAAATTACTGATGTCAGACTGTTTATTCCGAAGCTCAGCAGCATCGCCCGGCTTATAAGTATAACTACGATCATTCACAGATACCTCAAAACCTTTGAAGTCCTGCCCAAACACATCCTGTGTTTTTTGAATGAACCAGTCGTACCGCTTTTTATTCGCCTCCTCCTGAGTTTTGGATTCCTCCATAAAACTTCTATAACGATCAAATTCCTCTTGTTGCTCCGCAGAACGAGCATCCCCACTTGACTCAAGAGGGACCCTGTATTGTTCTTGTTGCTCCTTTAAGAACTTTTTCGCTTTAGTAAGCTCTCGTTTTTTTGCCAACTTTCGCTTCTTAATGTCTTTCTCATCGTCAAAGTCTTCATCAAATCCAAACTTGTCCTCCATGAGGTCACGAATATCATCGTTATCCAACCCATCCTCTGTCGAAGCATAATAGCTCGTTAACAAAATATCTTCATCAAGGTCATCGTAGTTCTTCTGTAGCTTTACAAAATCTTCGATTCCCCTGCCAGTTTCCTTTTTATATTTAAAGAACGCTGATACATCTTCTGGCAAGTCTTCGTTCATCTCTCTCTGAGTGAACAAGTCATCCACCGAACTGATGTCTTTGTCGTACCTGCTCTTGATATAATCAAGAACATCGGTATCTTCTATTTCTTTTTTAGCCTCTTGAATCTCTTCAGTAGGCTGTGGCGCAGGATCCTCCACCTTAGCAACTTCCTCCTGTACAACATCACCCTGTTGGGCTGCGTGCTTTTCCAAGAGCTCCTGCTCTATCTCCTGAGTAGATTTCTCCTCTACTCCCTCCACCACTTTTACTGTGAATTTCTGATTTTCCATTTAATTAAAATTTATGCAAAGTTATATAATATTTTTTCTATCTATCGAGGCTCAAATTCTGCGAAATCAAAACCGTCAAGACTATCTTCATGAGATTCAAAATCAAAGGCAGGTAAATTGCGTTTACGCTGTTCAATCATTTTAGACTGCTGCGTGTTTGCCATGCTTATTCTATTTTTCTTACCCTCTTC